ACGCTTTAAATCCGAATAGTTATATAAGATAATTATTTTGATTATGTTGGTTATGTCGGCGACACGCCGACTGGAGAATTTCGCGTAAAGCGTTGATTATTGGTGTCGCCAACGGGTTTTCCTAACAGACAATTCGTATGATAAGACGATTTAACGTCGATAACACGTGTGATTCGCCGATTTAGTATCGTTGTGCGGGCGGGATTTCCCTTGCATTGAGCCTGACCGAGGGCTGCACCGGCCACCTTCGAGGTCCGAAAGTGGCCTGATCGTCCCCGACCGGGTCCGGGAAACACATTGACGTTACTGTGATAGCGCTGAGGTTATCGGGGACTCGCCTCTTCAAACGGGTTGTGAGCGGACCCGGCCGAACCAAGAGTGGCGGCCAAATTATCCTGTGGGTTCAACGGGCCGGGACCAGTTGACGTCCTAGGCGAACGCGTTTAAATGCCCTCAAACATCTCAGCGGTGGGTGTCGGGCAGAGCCCCGGCAAACAAAGGCGCCTGCCGCTGGCCCCGTGCGTAAGCCAAACGCAAGCCCGGCCTGGCACAATCGCCGCATTCTCAAACCAAACAAAGAGACAAACATGCTCCGCAGAACGCTTCTTTTGGGCGCCGCCATGCTCCTGGCCGGCTGCGCCGCCAATCCGACGCAGGCTCCCGCCGGTTCGGGCGCCCTGGCCGCCGACTACGTCAAGGGCTCGATCAAGTCCGTGGTGATGCTGCCGGTTCTCCACGCATCCAAGGCCGCTGTCTATCAGCCCGCACTTCAGTCCGAACTGACGCTGGCCCTTCAGGTCAAGAACAAGGATCTGCGCTTCATGGCCACCAATGAGGCCCTGACCCGATTGATGACGGGCGATGCCGCCGGTCAGTCGCGCAGCGTGGCCTCGGCCGTCTTTGAGCAGACCCCGATCAACGCCGCCGAGCTCAAAAAGCTGCACGACGTGCTCGGCATTGATGCGGCCATCGTCTGCGGCTACCAAACCGCCGGGGGTGAGGCGGTGGAAATGCCCGTGTATATCCTCGACATGCGCAGCGGCAAGATCGTCTGGTCGGGCGTCTCCCGCGGCTGGGTCGCTCCGCAAAAGGAGCAGGGACGCTTTGACGTTTCTCTGGACAAGTCGATGCGCGCGGGTCTAACGGACCTGCACGCGATCATGCCGGCCCTTTAATTGGATCCGGCATGGAATAGTACTTTCTAAGTTACTGGTTCGGAAAATCCTTTTGTGTTTGTCGCCAGGAAAATCCCGTTCCGACTTTTTCTCGGGCGGGATTTTTTCGCGTTAGACTCCTTGCTCGTCAACCCCACCAGCCTTTTGTTTGCGATGTCCGCTCTGAAAAACCTCAATCAGGAAAAAGTCGCTCAGCTGCTTTTCGTGCTCTTTTTCGTCTACGCGCTCTGGGAGCAGTTTGCGCCCCAGCCCGAGCCCGGTCTTCTGGAATACAACCAGGCCAAGACGGTGATGAAGGCCAATCCGACGCCCGAAGAGGAAAAGCAGGCGTGCAATCTTTTTGCCCGCGCCGTGCAGATCGGCAGCAAGGATGCGGCCTTTGGGCTGTCGGACTGCGTGGCCAAAAGCCTGACGGGCACCGCGCTGCAGCGCAACAGCATCCGCTATGCGTTGCTCACGCTGGCAATGGACGCGCGCCACGAAACCCGCAGCGCCCGCAATGAGCGTGACGCTCTTGGCCTGACGGACGCACAAAAGAAGGAAGCCCTCAAGCTCGATGTTTTGAAGATTCTTTCGGGCGACGTTTCGGCCCTGGACTTTTCGAGCGTGACGGTGGCCCAGTAAGCCCACGGCCTCGGGAGGGGAGCTCCAAGAGAGGCCCTCTAATATATAGAGAGAGACAGACAGACGCGGTCCGGGAGTGATTCCCGCCGCGTCTTTGTTTGGCGGCAGCGGCAAAAGAGGGGAAGTGACTCGCCCGAGCCCCCGGCGGCCCGAGCTATGAGTCTGGGTCCTTGGACTGCGGACGGTCCGACGATCAATTATGTTGAGTCAAGCCGGGAGCGGCCTCGAAACCCGTGGCTTCAAGGTGGTGTTCAACGTTCGCTATCCGGGGCCAAGCCATTTTGAGGCTCGCAAATGCGGGACCGATTCCACTGCGGACTGTCAAATTCGGACCTGACCGGCCAGGCCTGGGACTGGTTGGCGACGGCGGGCCGGATTCGGCGTCACAATGATCGGCACCGTGCCGGCCACAGGTCGTGCGCGACCGGCGGCTACGCGTGCACGCGCCGTCAAAGCGCCGAGACGACAACGGATGAAACGTTGACCGGCGCGAACGGGACCGCGTGCGAGACGATAGGACAACGGTCGGGCAATCATGTTGAGCAGCCAAACGCGAAAAAAAGCGGGGATGCGGATCCGGGCGCACAAACTGCCGAAAACCCGTTTTTTCATGCTTTACTCAACATAACTGCTATTATGTTGAATGAGGTAAAAATGCTACGTGCATACTCCATTTTTGATAAAAAGTCAACTTCTTTTAACACACCGTTTTTCGCACTCAACGATGATGTCGCAATGCGCTCTTTTGACGATCTGATTCGCGATAAGCGAACTCTCGTTGGTCAGCATCCTGAGGATTTTGGCCTCTTTTATATCGGTCTCTTCGACCAGGAATCTGGTGACCTGACTGCCGCCGGCGGTGGTGCAGTCCAGGTTTGTGACGGCATGGCCGCTCTTGGTCGTGTTCTCCGTTACGACAAGGATTTCCAGACTATGATTAAGCAAATGACGGCTGAACTGGCTTCATCTGATCAGTCTCAGGCCTAATTCTTCCTTTAAAAAAACGAGAGAGTCAAACGCGCGCGCGCGATTCGCGTGTGCGCGCCTTATTAAATATGAAAATTTCTAAACGTAAAGCCGCCGAAGGCGGAAAAAAGTCAACCTCATTGAGGATGCGAAGCACCGCAAATGAGGCACCAAGCGGGTTTTCCCGCGCGGTAGAACGAAGCTTACAGATTCCCCTTTTTCATGACATTGGCAAGTATGACAAACAATTTGCTGATTATTTGAAAACGGGTCTTTCGCTCTATTGGCGTTAAAGCGTAGAGCCTCCAGCGAGGCGAAGCGAGCGTTGACGTGCGGGGGGCCTTGGGGGGCCCCGCAATTCGGCGAAGTCGAATAGGAGAGTTTAAATGTGTGGACTATTTGAGGTTGGTTTCTATCATGAAGCCCATCAACTGGTGATTAAAAAGATTTTTGCTAAAACATTGAAAGGCGCACTTGCTAAAGCTTCTCGGATGTTAACAGTAAGTGAGTTTAAACAGGATGTTACATATGTAGCCGTTCATTCTATTGAACATGTTGACACGGCAATGCGTCGTTTTTACGATGAAGGAATGCCGATTAGCCCGTGGATTACTTTCGACGAGGTAATTGATGATGTTTAAAACCCGGTATAACTCAAGAGTGCCAACACAAGGCACGATTAACGAACAAGATTCATTGACTTTGCAAAGCGAATATCCGCAAACGACGATTGACTACTATTTGAAGCGATATAGCGCAACGGGTTTTTTAGGAGACCCGAACCGCGCTCAGCAAGGTCAGTATCTGGACGTCTCCGAAGTCGGAGACTTTCAGGCAATGCAGGAAAAAGTGATGGCTGTTCGCAATGCCTTCATGGAATTGCCTGCCGAAGAGAGGCGCAACTATCAGGATGATCCTGCTCTTTGGCTTGAAGCAATGCAAGCCGCACAAGTCGCGCAAGCCGAGTCTTCCGCACAAGCCGCGCAAGTCGCGCAAGAAACTGAAACGGCGGAAAAGCCCGCCGATCAAGGTGAACACTGATGTCACACTGGCACATTTACCCTCTTGATGTAAATGTGCCAGGTGACACCAAAACAACGTTTTGGAGTCCTAAAAAATGGCAAAAACTACAGCCCGAAAGCACTACAGCAATCCTGCGAAGCAATTCGTCGAGCTTCCGAAAACCTCTATTCCTCGAAGTGTATTTAATCGTTCTCACGGTCACAAGACGGGTATTCCCGTCGGTAAATTAATTCCCTTTTTCGTTGACGAAGTTCTCCCGGGCGACACTTTTAACCTCAAAACGGCGATGCTGGCTCGTTTGAGTACTCCTATTGTTCCGTTTATGGATAATTTGTATATCCGTACCTTTTATTTTTTTGTTCCGAATCGGTTGGTTTGGGAACATTGGGAAGCAATGAACGGAGATCAGAAGTCTGGCCCGACGGCTTCAACAGATTATCTTGTGCCTCAAGCTAGTCTTACTAATTTGCAGATTGGTACTATTGGCGACTACTTTGGTTTGCCAGTTAATATTCAGAATAATATTGCTGTTAGTGAGTTGCCTCTTCGTGCTTATGCGTTAATTTGGAATGAGTGGTTCAGAGACGAGAATTTGCAGAATGCAAAGAATATCGATCCGAATACTGGTCGCATGTATGTAGGTGATCAGGCAACATCTTCCGTTGTGTCTACTGATCGTCTTTCTTATCTGGGCGATCCTGCTCCTGTTGCTAAGTTCCACGATTACTTCACCTCTGCCCTCCCGTGGCCTCAGAAAGGACCTGGAGTTGAAATTTCTCTTGGCGGAACGGTTCCTGTCGTCACACCTGGTTTACCTGAAAGCGGTTTGTATCCTTTGACGTTGGCTAATCTTGAGCAAATGGATTGGTTTCGCTCTTCTGGAAATCAATGGTATCGCGCAGAACCTAATACGGAATTTTCTCCTGTGATTTCTGGTGTTTCTGAAGCGGACTACGCAGAATTTTCACGTTTTCCTTTCGGTAAGCCGTATTCTGGCGGTACTTCGGTTAAGGATAGTAATTTGGCTATCAAGTTGCCTGTTGGTTCTACTGTCGATTTGTCGCGGTCCACGCCGATTAGCATTAATGACTTAAGACAGGCTTTCCAGATCCAGAAGCTTTACGAGCGTGACGCTCGTGGTGGTACGCGTTATACGGAAATTTTGCGTTCGCACTTTGGCGTTGTTTCTCCTGATGCGCGTCTTCAGCGTCCCGAGTATCTCGGCGGTGGAAAAACTCGTATTAACGTGAACCCAGTTCAGCAGACTTCGAGTACTGATGAGTCCTCGGGTACGCCGCAGGGTAATCTTGCGGCTTATGCTGTTGGTTTTGATTCTCGTCATTGTTTCACGAAGTCTTTTGTCGAACATGGTTACATCATCGGTCTTGTATGCGTGCAGTCTGATCTCACCTATCAGCAAGGTCTTAATCGTATGTGGTCGCGTCGTGCGCGGTTCGATTACTATTGGCCTGTTTTTGCCCATCTTGGTGAGCAGGCTGTTCTAAACAAGGAGATCTACTGTCAGGGTACCGAAGAGGACGATAACGTTTTTGGCTATCAGGAGCGTTACGCGGAATATAGGTTTTTCCCGTCGATGATTACTGGACAGCTCCGTTCCACGTCTTCTACTCCGCTTGATGTTTGGCATTTGAGTGAGAAGTTCGAGACGCTTCCGAAACTTAATGGAGCGTTCATTCAAGATGCAACCCCGGTTGAACGTGTTGTTGCTGTGACGGACGAACCGCCGATCATTTTGGACGCTTGGTTCGATATGAAGTGTGTTCGCCCGATGCCTGTATATTCGACGCCTGGCCTGGTCGACCATTTCTAAGGAGGTTCTATGTCATGGGGCGCTGTTGCTGGCGCCGCCGTTGGCGGCATCGGTGACTTACTTACTGGTGGCTACTTTAGTCGTAAGGCATGGCAACGTCAGAAGGAAGCCATGCAGAACCAGCATCAATGGGAAGTAGCAGATCTTCGAGCCGCTGGCTTGAATCCGATTCTTTCTGCTAATGGTGGTGCTTCGACTGGTGGACTTAATGGTTCGATGGTTGGTGATACTGGTCAGTTTTCCCGTGCTGTTCAGAATGCTATGCAGGGCATGGCTTTGAAAGGACAGCTCGAGAAACAGGCAGCTGAGATTGATAACATCAACAAGGATACAGAGCTAAAAGAAGAACAACGAGCCGTTGCCCAGATGCTTTACAATGTTAATCGTACCCAGGCACTTATCAATAATGAAAATGCTTATGCTCTTTATCGAGATAATAAGTTTTGGGATGATAACCAGCCGACGTATTTGATTAAGAAAGCTAATGATGCGATGCCTGGTCTTGGCGGCTTAGCTGGTATCGCCGCTGGTCTTACTAATTCTGCAAAAGGTCTTTCTGACGATTTAAAGGCTGTTAGAGATCGTGCAGATTCTTTTTGGAATAGAGGTGGAAATGGGAAGCCTTAGTATTGAGCATTGGATAATTGGTTTAGTTGTCGGTTTTCTTTTCCTAGCTTGGCTAGTTAAGAGTATTTTTAAATGATTGACAAAGTTCTTTTACTTTTTGGAAATTTGATCAAAGCTGTTTGGTCGATCGTTGAATTTATTAAAGGAGTAAAAAAATGAGTAAGAAGCGTCACAAGATCAGTCGCCGTAAGAGCAAGGCGTTGTTTACGAAAACCGCAATGCGGCATCGCAAACTGAATAACGCCACACCCATGCGCGGTGGAATTCGTCTATAATGGATTAAAGTCTTTTTCGTTTGGGTGTTTCACGTGAAACACCCTTTTTTTATATGGCTTGTTTTAACCCTTTGATTGGATATAGGAGTCGCGAAGGCAGAAACGAGAAAGGAAACTGGCCTGTAGTTTTTAATGTTGCGAGTGGTTATAAGGATATGGAGGTCGTAGTGCCTTGTGGTAAGTGTATTGGTTGCAGGTTGGATAGATCGAAGGATTGGGCCGGTCGTTGTGTCCAGGAGTCTAGGCTTTGGGATCACAACTATTTCTTGACGTTGACCTATGAAGATAAATGCCTTCCCGATAACTTTAGTCTTCGCTCCAAAGATCTGCAGGACTTTTGGAAGCGATTGCGAAAAGCGACATTTTCGCAAAACGGACTTGTTAAACGTGTTCCTGAGTTTGAGTTGATTAATGGAAAAAGGACATTGGTCAATGGTATTAGATATTTTGCTTGTGGCGAGTATGGCGATCGGTCACATCGGCCTCATTACCATGCTATTTGCTTCAATTTGGAAATTCCCGATCTTATTCCATACAAGCGTAGTTTTGATGGTTCTCAGTTATGGCTTTCTAACTGGCTTAGCCGCCTTTGGGGCTTTGGTCATGTTGTTGTCGGTGCCGTGACTTTTGAATCATGTGCGTATGTTGCTCGATATGTAACCAAAAAAATTTACGGCCTTGCGGCCCCAGAGCATTATGGAGATCGTGAGCCCGAATTTTGTCGGAGTTCCAATAGGCCCGGAATTGGTTTCAATTGGTTCGTTGATTATGCTGACGAAGTTGCGCGAAATGGCTTTGTTCTCATCAACGGCCACAAAAATCCTATCCCGCGATATTATTTAAAAAAGTTAGAAGAGAGAGACAAGCAATCCTACTTGACATACAAAGACAAACGAGCTATAGTAGCGAAGAGAGGTAAAGATAGCCCCGACAAAACGCCTGAAAGATTGGCTAAACGCGAAGAGCTTACTCTTTATCGCTCGAAGTTGTTAAGGCGCGATAAGGCGCTCTAACATAAGTCTCAACATCTGCTATTATGTTGAGTCTGATTTTTGGGTATTTTGAGCGATTTGGGCGGCTTACGGCGCCTTGACCGACTCGCCGCCCGTTTGGGTTTGAGTTGACGCCGCTCATGGCCGCCGCGAATGGTTGTTGGGCGCATTGGTCACGCCCGCGCCATCGGCCCCAAGGAACATGAACACCGACGGCACCTTGACCGTGTAAAACGAAAAGTCTTCGCTCGCGCCCGGGGTTCCAGTCCGAGATCTTCGCGTCGACCCCGTAGTCCTTCAGAGCCTCAACTGTCTGCTGTGTCAGTTTCGGATCGTTGACCGTCACCGGATAAATTTCGATGAGCCGGATCTTGGCCACGGCGCCCGCGGCCTTGGCCGTACCGTCGGCCACTTCGGCAATGCGCTCGAGCAGCTTGGTGCGGATGGCGGCGCTGTTGGCGCGGATGCTGCCGATCATGGAGGCAGAGCCCGCCATCACGTTACCCATCTGCCCTGCCGTCAGCTTGCCGACGGTGATCACGCCCATGCCTTGCGTCAGACTGACGTTGCGCGCGACAATCTGCTGCAGGGCCACCACGGTCTGGGCGGCCGTGAGCGTGGCGTCGACCCCGGTCCAGGGCATGGCGGCCTTCAATGTCGATTTGGAAAGTGTCGGCGGAATTAAGAGCCGTGCCTTGCGCGATGTGAATCGCGTCGACCTTGGCGCGAGCCCTCACATGAATGCCGAACATTCGTTTGATATCAAAGGTTTGGATGAGGCCACCCTCGGCAAGGGCCTTGGTAGCGGAGAGTTTCATCTTGCCGGCCGTGAAGGGATTGTCGATGGAGTCCCCCTCTTCGGCTGGCTGAAACACGAACACCACCGTGCGGGGGATTTGCATTTTGTGCGCGGCGAGGATCCGAGATCGG